AAGAGCGGCGCACACGGATTGAGCGTGCGGCTCGTATTGGATAACACATAAAATTAAAGTCATGAAAATTTATGAACTCGTAATCAACCCAGAAGAGAACAACGATGCCGAAGTATCCTACATCGCTCTTGTGGATGCTCCGGCCATAAAGAAAGACTTCATCGCATTTAACGAGCAATTTGTAGAACCATCAAAAGGAGAACATAAAGATAAATTTATGCCGAGGTGCATTTCTTATGTAGTTGGTGAAGGAAAAGACTCTGATCAAGCAGTGGCTATTTGCAACTCAATATGGGAGCAGCATTTTGCCGGTCAGAAAGTATCATTCGACTATGACGATACTTTAAGCACTGACCGCGGAAAGCAGGCAGCAAAACGCGAAATTGATGCAGGCAATACGGTGTATATTATTTCTGCTCGGAATAGCAAAGATGAGATGCTGGGAACGGCTGCGGATTTGGGCATACCTGAAAGCCGTGTTTACGCTACCGGAAGCAATGATGCAAAAATTGCCAAAGTTAAGGATCTGGGAATAGATAAGCACTACGACAATAACGCTGATGTTATCGCTGCTTTGGACGGTGTAGGCCATAAGTTCGTGCGTCTATCCTTCGCCATCCAGAACGAAGACGAGCGTATAATCACCGGCCCATTGATGATTCCGGAGCAACTCATCTACCGTAATAATGAGCGTTTCGGAGAGCATTACGTTAAGTTCTCTGCCGAGACCATTAGGCAGATTGCCATCAAGTTCGCAAAGAAAGGCTACCAGAAGAACGTCAACCTCATGCACGATGCCGATATGCAGGTGAACGGAGCCACTATGTTTGAGTCTTTCATCAGCGATTCAAGCCGAGGAGTTAAGCCGATGGAGCAGTTCAGCGACCTACCAGACGGCACATGGTTTGGCTCTTTCTATGTTGAGAATCCGGAAGTATGGAAGCTTGTAAAGGAAGGCAATGTGAGAGGCTTTTCAGTAGAAGGAATGTTCGATTACGAGGTTCCGGAAAGCATGGATGAAAAATATAGCCGTTTGATTGTCAACGAATTAGCAGAGATTTTTAAACACTTTTGATTTTCTTGTCTTATTCTATTGTATGGAAGCAAAAGAATTACTTACAAAAATACGTCAGGTATTCGCAGAGTTCAATGCTCCGGTACCTGCACCAGCTGCTCCGGTTACCATGTCCGACTACGAACTGAAAATCGGCGGAATGGTTTCTATCGATAAGATGGAAGTCGGCGGAGTGGTTATGATTGATGGCAACCCGGCTATCCCCGGTGAGCTTGAACTTGCTGATGGCACTTATCTGGTTATCGGTGATAACGGTGTAATTACAGAAATTAAGCCTCCGCAAGCAATGCCAGAAGCACCTGCTGCACCTGCCGCTCCTTCAATGGACATGGGCAAATTTGAAGCTTTCGAGAGCCTGACTAACGAAAAGTTTGCAAGCTACGAGGCCAAGTTCGCAGCTTATGAAAACCGTTTCGCCTCTTACGAAGAGAAGTTGAACCAGTCCAAGCAGATGATTGAGCAACTGCTTCAGTTCGGAAAGATTATGGTTGAAAAGCCTATATCAGCTCCGGATGCTGCGGTTAAGACTTCTAATGCTTTCAAGGCAGAGAAAGAAGACAGAAATTTCGATATCCTATTTTCATAAAAAATAAAACAGACAAATAATGGCACTTTCTTTTAGCGGTCTTACCGCATACACAAAACAAAACGTAAAGCCTCTGCTTACCAGTGCAGTGCTTGGAGCCACTACCCAGAAGATGATTGTAGACAATGGCATCGTGCTGACTGGCGTTAAAGGCCCTACGCAGATTCCTTTGATGGATACCGATGCCTTCTTTCAGGTAGATGGTTGCGGGTACAGTCCTTCGGGCACGACAAGTTTTTCGCAGAGACTTTTGAGCGTGGGAAAAATCCGCGTAGAAGAGACCATATGCCCCAAGGATCTCGAGCAATATTTCACGATGGAAATTCTCCGGGCCGGAAGTACTTATACTGACTTTGGAACAGCAGAATTTGCTGCTGCCTACCTCGCAAAGAAGAACGCTCGTATCGCTGCGCAGCTTGAAACCGCCATCTGGCAGGGTTCTACTGCAAGTGCTACCGCTAACCTGAACAAGTTTGACGGTTTGTCTACCTTGATTAACGCAGGTTCTCCGGTTGATGCGAACGTAAGTGCTTATACCGGTGTTGCTACAATCACAACCGTAACGCAGTCAAATGTAATCGCTGCGACTGAAGGTCTTTACAAAGCCATTCCTGCTGCTATCCTTGCGAAAGGAGATGCTAAAATCTTCGTCGGAGATGACTGGTTCCGTTTGCTGGTTATGGCTTACCGCGCCGAGAAGTTGTTCTTGTATCAAGCCAACGAGACTGCCGACCGCCGCTTCGTTCTGCCTGCCACTTCGGTTGAAGTTGTTGCCGTAAACGGTCTGAATACTACCGGAGATGCTTACGCTATGAGTTTGAGCAACATGGTTCTCGGTGTTGACCTTCAGGACGAAGACCAGAGCTATAAGCTTTGGTACTCTGAAGATCAAAACGAAATCCGCAGCCGTGTAGCCTTTAAGCTTGGTGTGAACGTAGCTTTCACTAACGAGTGTGTGAAGTTTGTAGCTGCTATCTAATAACAAAAAAAGTATCTTAATATGCCTTGCGCACTAATAGCCGGATATACCATCGATTGCCGTGACGCAGTCGGTGGCATAGATGCGGTCTTCTTTATCGAGCATGCGAATATCACCGCATTCGGAGAGTCCAGCGGTACGATTACTGCCATGACCAAAGCGAGCGGAAAGCGTTTCTGGAGGTTTGAAGTGCCGAGCAAATCCACTGCCACTGCCTCCAGCAATCCGGTAGGTTCGACCGAAAACGGCACTCTTTTCTTTGAGCAGAATGTAACACTCCCGGTAAACCAGCGCGATGCTACTACCCGGAACATTGTCACCGCTCTGGCAAAGAATAAGGTAATCGCCATAACGAAGGACAAAGACGGTATTTTTAGAATGTATTTCAAGGCTTACGGAGGTTTCCTCGAAGGTGGTACCGGGCAGACTGGAACTGTTGCAGGAGATGCCAACGGATATACTTTGCCTTTCGCAGGTCAAGAGAAAGAGGATTTCTTCGTAGTAAGCGCATCTGTTGCCGCTGCTCTGGAGACTCCAGGAACATAATAGTAAAAAATAAAATGAAAGTCCCCGGCCGGTGAAACGCCGGGGATTTTTTTATGAGTATGCTGCATCTGACTAAAGGCACGACCGTAACAATAAAATATACCGCGAGCGAGCTGGCAACGCTTACTGCTCCGCGATTTTTATTTACATTTGTTCAGCGAGCTACAAAGAAAAAAGTGAGCATAAATCTGCTGAATAATAGCACGGCTCCGAGGTTTGATATGTCGGAAATAGTGGTGAACACTTACTTCCTAAATGAGACGGAAGGCTTGTGGGATTACACTGTTCGTGAGAAGGAAGATACCAGTACAACAGAAACCGGAACGATTTGCGAGACTGGCTACATGTACCTGCATACGGCGAGCGAGTTCGATTATACGATATACGATGAACAAGTAAACACATTCGAGATTTACAATGCACAATAACTACAATAATCTCATAAGCATAAAGTTCGCGCGTGCGGAGCAGCCTATATTCAAGGAGAATAAGTCAAAGAATATAGTCGAATTTGGCTTTGATAACGACTACCCTAATTATCTGCTCAGCTTGTTCAACGAGTCACCGAAGCATGGAGCTATTGTGAAAAGCAAGGTTGGTTACATTTTCGGACATGGCTTCCAAGATGTTCCGGTAAAGGCTAATAGCGCAGGAGAGGCTTGGAACCAGATCCTGAAGAAGTGCATAATGGATGATGAGTTGTATGGAGGTTATTATCTACAAGTCATCTACAACCTGCTCGGGCAGATTAAGGATGTTTTTCATATTGAATACCATAAGGTAAGAAGTAACAAAGAACAGACCGAATACTATGTTAAGAATGATTGGCAAAGCTTCAAAGAGAAGGCGCGGATGTATCCGAGTTTTAATCCGGCTGAACCAGTGGCTTCGCAGATACTCGCAGTTAAGCAGTACAATCCACTCTCCGATGTTTATCCGTTACCGTCATATTATGCTGCCCTGAATATGATTGATAGTGATGTTCAGGTTTCAAGGCATGTGCTGGGGAATGCCAAGGATGGTTTCGTAGCCAGCACGCTTATTAATTTGAATGGCGGAGAGCCGCAAGAGGAGCATAAGGCGGCTATCGAGAAAGGTATTAAGAAAAAGTTTACCGGAAGTGAAGGTGATCGTGTTGTAATCATGTTCAATAAGTCGAAGGATAATGCGGCTGATATTGTTCCGCTTTCGACTACCATGCTTACAAAAGAGGACTTTACCAATATTAACAACCTGATACAGCAAGAAATCTTCGCGGGGCATCAGATTGTATCTCCTGCATTAATGGGCATTAAAACAGAAGGCCAACTCGGAGGCAGAAGTGAACTTCGCGATGCCTATGAGATTTTTAATAATACATACGTGCAGGAAAGGCAGGAGACACACAACGAGAACTTCGGTGAGCTTTTCGCCATCATAGGTATACCCGGAGAATATAGGATTGAGCCAGTAGAGCCGCTGAAGTTTGAGTTCGGTGAAGCTATAGTTTCTCAAAATTTAAGCAAAGACGAGATTCGTGAAATCATGGGCAAGCAGCCACTTGATACCAGCGTAAAGACACAAGCTCAAATTATATCGGATAACATTAATGCGCTTTCTCCGCTTGTTGCGAACAAGGTGCTTGAGTCTATGACTCCAGAAGAAATAAGAAGTCTTGCAGGATTGATACCGAAAACAAATGTACCTACAACTCCGGATGGCTCTATGCCGCTGCCTATACCTACGCAGCAGGAATCACAAATTAATAGCAACCTCGCAGGGATGACCGGAAGGCAGTTCCAGCAGCTCGAAAGGATAAAGCGGAAGTACGAGAAAGGCAGCCTCACACGAGAGCAGGCAGCTATGATGCTGCGCAATGGCTTCGGCTTGAGCGACGGCGATATAGCCTTGCTGCTTGATCCGGAGCCTGCGCAGTTCGCTTCGCAGGTTGAAATTGATATGGAGCTTCTCGCAGCCTTTGAAAAGTTCAGCGAAGATTCCACAGATTACGAGGTTTTGGAGACGAAATCTGCATCGGAAGTAAACTACTTCGCAGAGCAGAAAGATTTGAACGAGCTTGAGAGTAATATCATTTTCCTGATAAAGAAAGACAAGGGTAAGGTCGACACAGAGGCCATCGCTAAGGCTTTGGATAAAAGCACAAAAGTAATCGAAACTGCAATCACCGGACTTGTAAAAGCGGAAGTGCTGAAGATAAATACGCAGAAAATCGGAACGGATAAGATTCCGGTCTATGATGTGCAGGAAAGAAATGTAGCAGAATACAAACCGGAGGCAACAGAGCTTGTCATCCGCTATACCTACGCATGGCGCGATATTGTTCCGGTTTCGGAGCGCAATACTTCGACTCATCCTTCGCGCATGTTCTGCGTTGAGATGATGAAGCTTGCATCTACAAGAGTCTGGAGCAGGTCAAACATTGAGCAGATGAGTTCGGTGCTGGGATATAGCGTATGGGATAGGGTAGGTGGCTTCTGGAATCGCGGAACCTTTACCGATACGCAATGCAGGCATGAGTGGAAATCGCTAATTATTAGAAGGAAAAAGCAATGAGCGCAAACATACTTTTTATCGGCAGTGAACTAATTAAGAGCCGCACCGGGATTTCCGATGCCATCGATGATAAGCAGATTAATCCGCATATCAAGGTGGCGCAGGATATGTTCATTCAGCCTGCGCTCGGAAGTACGCTTTATAAGCGATTACAGACCGGTAAAGAGGCCGGAAACCTTTCGGGCAACGAGACTACTCTCATCGATGAATACCTCACAGATGCGCTTGTATGGTACACTATGAGCATGCTTCCGGTTGCACTGGGATACCAGTTCTTCAGCAAAGGTGTACTACAGAAGACCGCCGAGGAGTCACAGTCACCAAGCCGGGCAGATCTTGAGCTTCTTGGGAATCATTACAAGGCGCATGGCGAATACTACTGCCAGAGGATGATTCAGTATCTGCGTGAGAACTATCACCAATATTCAGAATATATCAACACCGGGAACGGCCTTGATGTCATCTTCCCGGAACTTCGCGCTTATACTTGCCCGATATTTTTAGGCATGGAGTACGAGCTGCCGACAATGCGGAACTTGAACATGAGCGGAACCGGAGCGGCTCCGCAGACTATTGAGGTGATACCATCTACCGGAGTAAGCACATTCACGGTTGCGCAACTTTCTGGTAAGATGGTAATCAACGCCAGCCGCAGTGGACTTGTGAAGGGAATTACTACTTTCCCGACAAGCAACACTGCCTACCTGCAAAT